GAAAAGAATTCTGGATACTTTTCAAAAAGTTGATTTTGTAGTTGTTGATCCATTTTGTGGCCCATCTTTTATTTCGAGTTTACCGGGACTATAGTGACAAAAATAACTAGCATAAATTTTACGCTTAGTTAATTGAATAGTCTCGTCAAAAATTTCAGTATACACATTAATACGATAACGATTTTCCCAAACATTAATAATCTTGGTCATAAGATGATTTTTAGGCTTTTCAACTTGCTTAAACAAGAGGCTTTCAATTTCTAAATCCATTTAAACAGTCTCCATGTTTGTGTTAGAAGTATCAATACTCAAAGAAATCTTTTTATCAGGCATTTCAATAAAATCAGTAGGATAATATTCTAGTGTTTCAAAATCAAATACTTCTACTGTTTGCTGCCAAGGAAAACTTCCACCGCTATTAATGTCATTTGCTCGTTCATAAAGAAAGTTATACAGTTGTAACCAAGTCATATTATTTTTCATCGACTTCTCCTGTTGGCACGATCAAGTTTACGAATAGTTTCTTTAGCATTAGATGGAACCATAACTAGGGATGGTGCTGTTTTATGAGAGAAGTCCATATACCCCACAGCACAATTTTCTACACTACAATCTTTACAAATAATTTTGCGACCAGTTTCAACAAGAAACTCGTAGCGATCAACTCCAACACAATTCTTGCAATAAACACAGTTCATAGTATCCTCCGTTTAGCGGATTATACCATAACCATCGGCATTGTCAACTCGTTGCCTTCAATCAAATTTCCAACACTGTCAATAAAATTACCATCATCGGTACTATAATAGATATTATTCAATCCTACAGCATTAAGAAGTTTATCACAATTTTTACAAGGTTTACTTCCTAAAATCAATCCCTTTCGATTAATACGCATAACAACAATTGACCAATTAGAATTAATGGTATTATACTTATCCAAAAGTTTAGAAATAAGATGAGATTCACTATGATAATATGGGAACTCCTTATATTTTTCTAGATTAAAATCTTCACCGATTCTATAAGCACCAGTGTGAGTCTTGATCGGGTTATTTTGGGTGAAACAAATTAGTTTGGTTCCATCAAATGCTGCAGAAAAATGATAACAACGAATTGCCTTACATGGATTCCAGTTATTATAAGCCTTACGAATTGTTTTATTGATGATCTTCATTTACTTACTAGCCATCATGTATAAACCAATATTAGCAAAAGCATAACCCACATAAGTAATCAACATACCATAATTTTTATGAAAAATCAATTGCTCTAAAGCAACATATAAATAAATTAAACCTGTGATTAAAATTAGATGGTGGCTCATACTGCAACTCCTTTAGTAATTTCTATATGATTTTGAATAGCATAATCTTTTTGTTTCAGTTCCATATCAACATCAAATTCTAGACCATAAGTATCAAAAGCATTTTCTGAATAATCAGCGTGAGCCCTTGGATTATTTCCAACTCTACTTTCACTATAATGAAATAATGGACGGGTTTGCCAAGTATCCCAGCACATATTAATAGCCTCAATCTCTGTCAAATTATTAGGATGACACTTATGATGCAGATAATCGAAACAGATCGGGATGCGAGTAATCGGATGAAAAATGTCTACCAATTCACGCACACTCCAGCAATTAAGTTTGTCATCATTTTCTATGGTTAGCCTTGCCTGACAATTCTCATCCAACTTTTTAAAGTTCTCGTAAAAACGACGACTAATTTCTTCTCTGGTTCCATTGTTGTTATGAACGTGTAAATTCATGGGGGAATTAGTGTCTGCTGGCAGGCCAATTCTGTCGAAAAAACTGCTGTAAAAATTGAGTTCGGCAATTGTTTTTTCCACAACTTTTGGAGTCAAACTAGACAAACTGTTAAATTCGCTAGGATGACAACTAACACGAACATTACTAGAGATAATAGTTTGTGAGATATTATCAAACTCATCTTGAATCTCATCATGGTTTGGCAAATCTTCTAAACTTACATTAGCCTCATCATAAGTAATGAGAGGAAAAATATCGCTACTAACACGATAAACATAGTCACTTTGTCCGCAAAACTCAATAGTTTTACGAGTAGTAATAAGATTATTAAGAATCCTATCTCCAAGGATTGCTATGGCTTCTTCTCGCGGCAGAGAATTGAAGCGTTTAAAAGTCATGGTCTGATGACCAATACCCTGCTCTTTAAGTTTGAGCGAAATACAACATAATCCGTAACGCATAGTTTCCTCGTTTTTGACTAGTATACCACAAGCATCGGCTACAGTCAAGCAAAAACTTTAGAAATTTCTTCAACAGATAGGATTTTTACTAAAGAGTATTCTATGGAAGGAAAATGAAGCTTAAAATTATTTAATGCTTCTTCAGAGGACAAGCCATCGTGAACCTCATTTATTAAGAGATTCTGTTTTGAAAGATCGTTATTCTTATAAGCCTGAGCAGTAATATTAAAAAGTTTCATTATATGATCCAATCTGGTTAAGAAATGACTTGATATCTATTAATTTATTATATTGTATCTCATACCTACTTTGATCGTATGTAAAATTATTATTGGTCGTTCCAGCCTTTACTAAGGTCGAAAGATCGAAAAAGTCTTTTTTTGAAATAGCCCCACATATCCATGCGATGGTAAAATCATTTTTTATTCTACTAAAAACATAATAATCTACATCTCTTGCTTTTTGTTCTTCATAAAGTGTTCCAACATAATTATCTAATGGTTTTGTATTACATCCTTGTGCTTTTGAATCAATAGTTATAGAATCAATTATAAAGTCCACATTATCATTATCGCTATAATTTAGTTTAGGAAAATACGATCTAATACTTGCTTCTGCTAGATAACCTGTCATTCTTTGACGATCTTTGTTTAATCTATGAGTTCCAGTATTTCCATATCTTTTTTTATAAGACAGATTGCGTTTTTCTGCTTCTTGATAAATTTCTGGAGTTATATTAATTGTTAAGACGCCCATCCCAATGCTTCTCCAATTGTAGGAAATTGTTCTATAAAGATATTCTTACATTCATTAGCGATAATCATGTGTTCTTTTTGAGTTCCATGACCAGAGCGTAATTCAATATAATGAATCCAAGACCTTACTGTGCCACTCATATAAAGCCTAGTAGGAGTTGCTAGTGGCAATATGAATCTTGCACACTCTTTAGCAATACCGTCTGCAATCATGCTATCATATAATGCTTTGGCTCTACCGAAATGCTCACGAATTTTTGTATTCCATTTTGCTCGTATCTCATCGCCCATATCATCTATACTATTTTGTCTATTTTTATTATCTTGACGTCTAAGTTCAAACAATGGAATTTCTTCTGCTAACAATGTTGTATCAGCATAACGCTGGCTAAATTCTTGAAATGTGAAACTTCTATGACGAAGAATCTGAGCAGCAAGTCCTCTAGTGGTATTAATCTCAACTGTCATAAATCCGTGTTCAAAAATACTCCAGTGTTGATGATCTATACAATACTTTAATAGTTTAGCATAGTTCTCATTGTTTTGGTTATTCGGATTACTTACTCTAGCACAATATGCCATTAATTTTTCAGCATCTGGGGTAACACTAATTAGTTTTACTTTACTCATTTATTTATCCTTGTTTTCCCATAATTTGGTTATTTTATCCCACACTGGCTTAAAAAAATAAGCAGTAATTACGCTAGATATTCCCCCAATCACACCATTGGTGACTGCTACAGGGATAACTATACAAGTATATTTGAAATCTTTTTTAGGTTGTTTCTGGTTCATTAGTAGATATATAATTCTGTTGATGTTCAAGCCACTTATTTTCTGTCATATGATTATATATGGCAGTTGCGACTTTACTCACACTAAGAGCAACACCTGTAACATTAGGATCGTCATTCTTACACCAATAATAACTAGCACCATTAATGCTATCATCTTTCTCTTTAATAATAGAATAACCCCAAGTTTTTGCCCAACTTTTTACTTCTGTAATTTTAAACATTAACAACCCATTTCATCTGTACGGTTTGGTTTATTACTACTAACTCTATTTTTAGGATCAGTATAGTCTACTTCTTTGTCGTAATGCTTCCACGCAATTTTATGCTTTACTGCAATAATTTCTTTTCTTTGTTTCCAAATCTCTTGTTTTTGATAGTCAATAAGTTTCCATAAATCTTTAATATAATCAAGAACTGGTTCGTTCTTATATCTTGTTAGAATATCATTAATATTAGAGTTATTCATTGGCTCATATTTCAGAGTCATATCATAGTCATCTGGATTCCAATTTGGATCATAAATTTGACTCATTTTTGTAGCCACTCTCTTACATCGTATTCTTTACGATGTTGCCATCCGGCAGCAAAACCTTCTAGATATAATTTTTTCATAACATTAACACTTTGTTTATTTTGACTGATAAAAGAAAGATTCTTGCTTACCCATTCATGGTAACTTTTTTCTTCATCACTAAAATCCTCATCTTCACTCATTGTAGTTTCCTATATTTCTTGTATATCTTATTGATATCTAAAATAATATGAGGATCAGTATTATTTATAATAATTTGATCATCATTATCTGTAATATAAGCCTGCAACTCATCATTTATGACTTCTTCAGCATATCCTTTATCAAGAATATATTGTCTTGTTTTTGCTAGTGTTTTTTTATTTTTTTTGATGTAAGAATTAATCTCGTTCCTATATTTTTCATTAGAATCATAGAGAGCATGAGATAGTTCATGTCTTAAAGTAGCGTCATTTTGAGCCCCCATAATATAGAAATGATCATGTCTATATTTAAAGAGATCCAGTAACACTAATTCTTCATTCGTTAATGGGTCGAAAAGTCCCTGCTTGAAAGGAAGCAATACTTTACTTGGAAAATTAAATCCTGTCCAATCATGATGATAAGTATCAGCACCATATTTTATAGAATACCACTGTCTAACCATTCCTAGTGTAAATATCTTGCCTCTAAAATCCGGGTTGGGACTTTCATAGTATTCTTGAAAACGAATAAAAGTTCGCCCCAATTCTTCTTGAGAATCAGCACTTATCCAGACACTATTATATGGTTGGCTTTTTATTTTAAGCATTTTCGTATGATGGATCGTTATCGGGATTCATATACCCATCATAAGCCTGCTCTAAATACTCGACAACCTTTAGTTTCCATAAAGGAATAATATTCTCATTATGTATAGAATCATCAAGCACTTCAATCAAACACTGAAGTGTTCTATCAAATCCTATTTCACTGATAAATTGTTTTAATTGGTCATTATTCTTCATTGTAAAATCTTATCCGATTCGGTCAGCGGCGGGTCTTGTTTAATCTGACCCGAACTGTAGTCCATGTATTTAAAATTTGCCCTGCAAAGGTCAACAGCATCGTATACTGCTTGATTAAGAGGAATATGACCCTTGATAGCACGTTCCAAATTTGTTCTAACAGTAGCCACAACTTTTGTTAGAGCGGAATTTCTTTCTTCCATACTCTTAATCATACTATCTTTTTCAATCAAATTAGTTTGAATGACAGAAATAGCCTCAATAGTATTCATATATTATCTCCAATGGTTCTCTCTAGTATACCATATCGACAACTCGTTGTCAAGACTTTAGGAACTAAGTAACAAATGTTTAGTAAAACTAATTTTTATTTTCTTTCCATGTCATATTATTCGGTCCTTTATCCTTATCTAAAAATATCCTCCTTTCTTCTCTGAGGACAGCAATTTCTTTTCGTTGAGTTCTTATTTCGTTTTTAAGAGACTCAATAGTATTTTTTAAATTCTCATTATCTTTTACGAGAGAATTAATATAATCATCTATGTCCATTCTTTTTCTAACTTATCTAATGTTAACTTAACCATACCATCATCATAAAAACAATCTTCTTCGCTTGCTACTAATTCTTTGTATTTCTCAGGCCAAACATTATACAGGGTATTCATGATGGTTTGACCATATCTTAACTCAAAAGAGTAATGATTATAAGTATCGTCCACAAGTTGTAAGAAATCTTTAAATGAAACTTTATTCGACATCATACCACTCCGGAAAATCTAGTAAATATAAATCAGCAAAAGGAGCATTAACGCCATCATTAATACTACTTCCTAATATTGGTGCTGATTCTTCATTCATATTAATCAATGTTGTCTATTACTTCGCCGTCGTTTGGGTCAGAGAGTTTTCTTAATACTTGAACATCAAGATCACCAGTAAATGTTCGTACACTTCCATCTGCCATTCCAGCAACAACCATATCTCCAGCATGAAAACTAAATGGTTCATCATTAGGTCCACAGTTATTAGTAGTCCAAGGACAATTAGTTGGGCCTCCAACTGGATTACTATTGTTATTAATAATCTTTCGCCCCGTTGTTATACTTTCAGTATCTGGACTTCCACTAACTCCGCTTGCATTATCACTATCTGCCCATCTATTTGGAACAGTTTTAGTTGAAGGAAAATCAGTACCAGCACCATTGACCCAATCTGGATCAGAAGATGCTATAATAGTTGCTTTTCCAGAACCTGTTCTTACCCAATTAGTATTTCCTCCAGTAGTAACATCTCTACTACCAACATTCTGAACATTTCTTCCGCTATCTTCAAAAAATATGACTGTTTTGCTAGTACCATCTTTTGCATGAGATACTCTGGTTGATTGATCATAACTTAAAAGACCAGACTTATATGAATTGCGTGTTGTTCCAGATGCTTTATTCCTGCTGCCATTAGTAGGATTCAAATCAGTATACGCTACTGGCATATAATCATTAGTGCCATAATCTCCACCGGTTTTTTCACCAGCATAAGGATTACTTGGACAATTAAACCCATTAACTCTTGCTGTTGCATAAGTTTTGTTGTTAGGATGCCAGTATGGTTTCTTCTTATCCCAATTTGCCGCTAGTGATGATTCTTCCATAAATCCTAAAACCTGAACATGAAATGATTGTACATTTAAGCAGTCTTTTCCAAGAGTAAAGTCTTTTCCCTCTCCGCTTGTTGGATATTTATTATTGGCACTTTCATAATTTGCGGCTGATAATCCTATTTGTCTTACATTATTTGTGCAAGAAGTTCGTCGTGCCGCTTCTCTTGCTGATTGAACTGCTGGTAATAATAGGCCGATAAGAGTTGCAATAATGGCGATAACTACTAGTAATTCGACTAGGGTAAATGCTTTTCTGTTCATAAATTATCCTTTTAGGCGGGAGTTAATTAGACTTTTGATTATATTTTACTGGTATTATATACTATATTATATATTTGTCAAGCTAATTATCACCTTTGGGAAAATCTGTTATTATTCATTCGGTCTAGTCTATCAACCCTGTCTTGTAGATTGCTAAATTGTTTCTCAGTTACCATCTCAATTTTAATAAGAGTTTCCAGAGTATCTTGTGTGATCTTTATTGTTTTATCTTGAACATAATTTCCTGCTAGAATTAATCCTAGAGAGAAATACGCTACACAGATTAAAATAAAATTAATGGTTTCATTTTTCATTCTGATCGACCTCAATTTCTGCACCACCAAATACCCAATGATCTATACTATCTATATAGTTGTGGGTTGGAATTGGTTCATTTACAATTTTGAATTTAACGTCAAATATACCACT